TGGATCGATGAAGCAAGCCTCTGCTACCTCAGCTGCATCTGGTGTGGCATTGAGAATACCACGTCGTTTACCAGCCTTTCTGAATGTAGTGATACCTTTGCATCCCTTTCTCCAGGCATCCATGTAGAGTGTCTTGAAGTCGTCATAGGAAACGTCATCACCGATGTTACACGTCTTAGACACAGCTGAATCGACAAAACGAGAGGCTGTGACCAATACATCTAGGTGCTGCTGAGCTGTGCACTCGTCAGCTGTGACACCGTCGACACCTAAGTTATGAGCATAATCTCTCACAGTCTCAACTCTGTCACTATCAAAAGTCCGTATTGTCCTGTCATACGACAACATATACGGTGGTTCGATACCAGAGCTCACATTGTCTGCAACGATGCTTATGGTCCCAGTAGGTGCAATAGAAGTCAGGTGGCTGTTCCTCATGCCGTTCTCCCACATGGTCTCCTGGAGCCAGTCTGGGAGTGTCTTGACGAACGGACTGTTCATATACTCGTTCCTATCAAAAGCTGGGAAGCTGCCCTTCTCCTCAGCCAGGAGTGTACTGGCGTGGTAAGTCTCGTCCCGGAGCTGAGTGAGCACTTGTGTAGTGAAGACTAGGAAAGGCATAGTTCCATACTTTAGACCGAGCATTTCACCTGCATTAGCTAGACCAGTGACACCTAGCCCCATCCTACGTTTCTCTCTGGCTTCCTTCTCTTGCTCGGGCAGCGGGTAGATTGTTCTGTCGATCACGTTGTCCATGGCCCTCACGACATTATGTATGTCCTTAGAGAACAGCTTGTAGTCGAAACTCTTAAGTATAACTAAGAAGCCGTCATCCATCTTATTATTTATATACTTAGTAAGATTGAAGCTCCCCAAGAGACATGCACCGTAAGGTGGAAGGGGCTGCTCACCACACGGATTAGTTGCCTCAATAGTCTCACAATACTGGAGGTTATTCATATCATTGATTGTGTCGATGAAGAGAACGCCAGGCTCAGCATAATCCCAGGTGCTTCTCATGATAACATCCCACAGGTTCACAGGGTCAATGCTGTCATACACCCTCCCATCAAAGGTAAGGTCAAATGGTGTCTTCTCCATGAGGCATTTCATGAAGTTATCTGTAATACCCACAGAGATGTTGAAGCCGGTTAGTTTGTCTGAATTCTGCTTGCTTGTGACGAATTCCATGATGTCTGGATGGTCTACTCTCAGGACACCCATTTGAGCTCCTCGGCGGTGTCCTGAGGACGCAATAGTCTGGCAAACAGCATCAAAAATACCCATGAACGAGACAGGGCCACTAGAACGGCTGTCTAAGCTCTTAATGAGGTCACCACGGGGCCTTAAGCGACTGAAATCATATCCAATGCCCCCGCCTTTCCGCATGGTCTCAGAGGCCGCCGTAGCGGCTCTCATGACGCTCTCCATACTGTCCTCGATAACCTGGGAAACGAAGCAGTTATACGCTGTGGTTTGGCGGGCAGCTCCTATGGCATTCTGCACTCGACCAGCAGGTAGGAACCTCATCTCTCTGAATATCTCTCGGAGGGCATCGAAGTGCATATCACTGTCTTTTAGGGTGTTAGCAAGTCGAGTGCATTTACCACTGAAGTCCTCCCCGGTTTGTCGGTATTTCATTTGGTCTATCTCATTGCTGAGGGTAAGCTTTGGGCCGTAGATGTATTGGATATCATTTGGTAGTAGTGTCATTAGGTTCTTTTCCTCTTAATTGGTTTATTCTCATCTCGATATACCTAGTAGCTTTCTGGAGGTCTCTTATCTCTGCTTCTTTGGGGGTCTCACCCTGGTTGACCTTGTGACCACATCTCATGATGTACTTGATCACTGAGCCCTGCCAGAATTCCAGTCGGTTCTTCATGATGAAGTTAACGGGTTCAATGACAAACCTGGTGTAGTGATCGGGCTCCACGACTTGGTCTGACACTATGTGTTCTACACTGCCATTATGAGTAGCCAGACGGGCAGCGGCATCTCTGCTACGAGCATCCCACTCCTCCGCAGTGAAATCACAGCTGAATTCCAAGTTTGGGTAAGGTGCCCTGCCGTTGTGTAGGTTAAGTTCTACCATCGAGTAGCCTCCTTCTCACCTTAACCTCATGAAGTCTTAAGCTGGCTTCATACTGGGCCCTGGCATTCCTTCGGTACTTGGCTGTGGTGGCGGATCTGGCGTATAGGTCTGAGCGCCAGTACTCTGAGATAGGGAGTTTTGGCTCATGACCTGCGGCAAGTGCTTGCTCTTTCATTAGATCCGCCATGATTTGCTCTTCGTGGGGTTTCATGTGTTGTCTGCGGTACGAGTATGCGTCGTTTAAAATGCTCATTGATCTGGCTCCCAGAGTTTAATTGTTGCTGTGGTCTCATCCCAATCTGTGTAACGAAGTATCCGAGCCATCCGGGCTTGGAGTAGGGCATCTTCTTTGGTCTTCCCGGCCTTGATGTAGGCTCTCTCGACAAGAGACCACTCAGGTCTACTCCCCAGGATCTTCTCGGCTGTCTTAGGTCCACAGCCTCTGAGGCCGACATACCCATCCGTTGGGTCACCCGTTAATGCCTGACTGTAAAACCAACGGTCAGCTTGATCTTCAGTAATCTGTAGGATCTCATCTGTCATAGGTCTGTAGAGGCGACCGGGGATGCTCTTGAGGTCTTTGTCATCGGAAACCACAGTTGCTTTACTGCCCGGGACTGTCGACAAGATACCCATGACATCGTCGGCTTCCATGTAGGGTTCTGACCACCACTGCCAGCGGCCCTTAGCCCAGTCCACCAAAGCTTTGTATCCGACAGGCTTTCTGACCTTGCGACGGTTAGACTTATACAGTGGGTTGAGCTCTTTTCTAAAGTTCTGTTGATTGGTTAAGCACAAGATGAAGTTGTTGTTCTTCAGTCTGGCCTCGGTTGCATCTAAGAAGTCTTCGAAGACAACCTTAGCCTCTTTAAGATCTGTACTCAGCGACCAGATGTCGTCTCCCCAGTCTGTTTCTTCTTCAGCAGCTGCGGCAGCTCTGTAGAGATATAAGTCTGCATCAATAAGAGTGAACGGCTTCTTCACGTTATCTGTAAGTATTCTCATGTGGGCTCTTCCTCTTCTTCAATCAGAGAGCCAATCAAGCCCTCTAAGGTTTTCAGTGTTTCCATTCCCTCGACAGATATGCCCCATCGGTCTCCCCAGGTATCTTCTTCGATGCAGTTCGTTATCCATCCTTGTGATGCACATATTGCAACGTACATCGCCCCTTCTCGAGCAAATCTTCCTTTAATCTTAAAGGGTTTCTTGAGTGCCAGATCGAGGGTGACATAGGTAACTATGAGCTGCTTGGTGTGGTACTCGACGTTAGTGAGATCCTGACCAAGTTTCAGCAACTTGGAATTCAGCTTCAATTGGGATTCTGACTCCCAGCTCTTCTCCCGCTTTTTTCGCCATTGTTCTAGACAAATTACCGACATACTCTGCGGTCTCCTTATTGTTACAAGCACTCTGCAATTCATCATGAATCCAACCCATGATGTAGCTTTGGCCCTCTAATGTGTCCTCAATTTCTGCGTTGACGAGTGCGAGCCATTTCTTACAGACGACTGCTGCTCCTGATTGTAGGAGCTGACTGAGGCTTCTGTGGGCACTCTTTAAAAACAAGTGTCGACCATCCAGGCCAACTAAGTAGCCACGCTGTGATGCAGCTGTTAGCTTTCGTTTTAAACTGGCGAAGGCTGGGACTGACTGATCAAAGTTCTGCTTGAGCTTCTTGCCATCCTTGGCACTTCCACCGACCACTTCACCGATGAGCTTATCACCTCCACCGTAGATCATAGAGAAGATCAGCTTCTTCGATTGGTCTCTAGTTTCACATCCGAAGCTCTTCTGATTGAAGGAGTGAATGTCTCCCTCGAGTATTTGCTTGGCATAGTCACCGCCATCCATTGGTTCTAAATAGCTGGCTAAGATTCGTAGCTCTATCCCGGACAAGTCACTGCCACAGACGAGCCACCCTCGAGGAGCTGTGAATAGATCTCGGCACTCTTTGCCAAATGGAGCTGATGCCCTAGGCACTTGACCTAGGTTTGGAGATCGATGTGATGCCCTACCCGATATCGTACCACCCGAGATAATGCGGTGTCTTAGTTTACCATCGGGGGATACCAGTTTAAGCCAAGCAGCTTTACCCTCAGCCAGCTGTCCTATTCTCTTTTGGATCATAAAGTACTCTGCGAGTTTCTTAGCCTCAGGGTAATGCAGTCCACTCAATATAGTCTCATCGACAGTTGCTGCCCCATGAGCACTCCAGTGCTTAGGTTTCCAGGCATACTTATCGACCAAGCATTTGTGTATGTGGACACGACTGTTAGGATTAAAGACAACCTCTTTAACTTTGGTGAAGGGCTCACCCTTAACGTAACCCCTGGCTTTGTTGTTGACCTTGGGTATGAACTCAGTCTCTATTGTCCAGGGTGGAAACAGTTCTACTAACGCATCCTCGAGGTCACCCCTGAGTTTACTGAGCTTTGCATAGAGCTTACCAGCTGCCTTCTCGTCGAAAGTCCATCCGTTGTTACCAATGCGACGACACACTTCTGCCAGCTCATGCTCTAGGTCGATAGACTTCTGACTAAACCCGGAGTCTGAAAGCTCCAGGTATAACACTAGGTTTACTTGGACGTCTTGGACACAATACTCGAGCATCTCTTTGGAGTACGTCTTCCAATCAGTCTCGAACTCTTCCTTGTGAACTCCCAGGCGTATTCCCCAGGCTTTTAAACTCTGTGAGCCCCACAGTCTCTTCTGGAGCAGTGGGTTGATGACATCCTCGGACAGCACGTCAGCTCGGATTAACCTAGCCATGACTATTGTGTCCTCGACTTTCCCCATTGGGATGAAGTCCGGGTATACTATTTGGATCGCTGGTATATCGAAGTCGATGACGTTGTGACCACAGATCCACTCAGCTGTCCTTAGGATCTCGATTGCCTCAGGTACTTTCTTAGGGGGGTATCTGTGAGCCTCTCCGGTGTCTATGTCCAACAGGACGACACAGTGAATTGTGTCCATCGTATCTAGAAGTCCGTTGGTCTCAATGTCGAATATGAAGCGTTTCATCATGGTGTCTCTCCATCTTTAGAATTGTGATGTCTGGTCAAAGTCATTGAGACGTCCGGTAGAGCGGTCGTAACTTAGGTTTCCAGCGTGCCCGACTTCCCCGGTGTGTCTGTTTTTCAAGACAACTATCTCTCTTGTGTCGCCATCGGGCTCATCAGCTGACACTTGCAAGCCGATGCACATGTCTGCCAGCTGGGCTAGGCTATGAGAGCCTCTGAGCTGCGATAGAAATACCTTGGCTCCACCCTCATGCCCGGCCTCTGACTGGGATCTTTTTAGGTGGCTTACTAAGATAAGACAGATGTCGAGCTCTTGAACTAATGTCCTAAGCTCAGTCATGATTGTATCGATCAGACGACGTTCATCAGACACACCAGCTGTCATTGAGCTGACTAAGATTGAGACATGGTCTAAGCATATGAATTTACAATCGAGGACTTGGGCCATATAGCGAATTCTCTTGACGATAGTCTCGAAGTCATTTGATCCAAAGTGGTCGTATAAGAAGATGTCCCGTTCGTTAAATAAGTCGTCAAACCCTGCTTCTATTTCTTCCTTGGTAGCGGCGTCCTGATCAACAGTTAGGTTCTTACTCAGGTGCATTCCCACAAGGCCCTGTACGGTCCTCTTTGTGGTCTCCTCGAGCATAATCATGCCAACATTTTGACCAGCTAAGTGAAGACTGTAGAAGATCTCTCGAACGAAGGTACTTTTCCCTACGCCACTCCCGGCACAGATAGTTACCAGCGAGCTGGTTCTCAGGCCTTTGGTGATACGATTGAGGCGAGGATATGGATATTCGTGGGGGGATAATGCATCCACAAGCCCGACTACGTCTCGGAGATCCGAGGATGTCACAATACCGTCTGGGCGGTACTTCTTAGCTTGGAAGATAGCATCTATAATTGTCGGCCCCACCCCATCCAGGAGACATTGGTTTGCATCTTTGCTCGGGAGAGTAGCAATACTTACCGTTCCGAGGGGTAGGGCCTCAGCCACCGTAGTGGCAGCTTGTTGACCAGGGAGGTCCTGGTCGAACATCAGGACAATCTCTTCAAAGTTAGAGAGATAGTCCCAATTCTTTTGTATCGTTCGTTTTGCTGAAGCTGCTCCTGAGCTTAGCGACACAACGGGAAAACGATGTTTCTGTTGCTGGGAGATTGACATACAGTCAATTTCGCCTTCTGAAATTATTATGCGACGACCGGAGCTCCACAGGTGACTTCCAAACAAGGTCATAGACTTACCGTCACCCAGGATACTGAAGTTCTTATCAGCGTCCTTGAGCTTCTGTGCTACGACCTTGCCAGAGGAGTCTCGGTACTCAGCTATTTGGACTGGCTTACCCTTATGGGTTCCCACCATGTATCCAAACTTCCGGCATGTTTCTTTGGTTAGTTTTCTACTTTTGATGTCTGAGTAAGTTCCGTAGATTAATTCTGTTGGCTTACGGATCTCCATCTCATCAAAGTTATTATCGAATTCTTCTTTTGAGTTAACGTGTGCCTGGCAACTAAAACAATAAGTGTGTCCATCGTCATAGATTGCGTTGGCATCTGAGCTGCCACAGCCGTCACAGGGGACATGCGTTATAAACTCTGAATTGCTCTCGATTAGTTCCATTGTAGTCTCTCTCGACCTTAATTTAAGTGTGTGTGTGTGTGTGTAGGTGTGCAGACACCACACCGGGAT